TGATTTTGGTTCCTACGAGCTGGGAACGGATGCGGAGTCTGGGAACCCGATTATCCAAGCTACATGGAAAGTCAAGGCACAAGCCCTGCAAGACCCGAAGCAAATGGCGGCAATCTCGGAGCTTACGGCCAGCAAGGACGGGATTAAGATTAAGACGCATAGCCCTATGGAGGCTATTAAACAGCTTGCAAAAATGCAGGGATGGGATGCGCCTGACGTTGTAGACCATAAATCCAGCGATGGCAGCATGAGCCCTAAGCAACCCATTTATAAGATCGTCAGTGAGTGACGTAACAGAGATATTCCCGGCCTACGAGGAATACCTACAGCCAGCACGTTTTAAGGTAGCGACTGGCGGTCGAGGTAGCGCGAAGACACGCACATTTTGCTCAATCCTGACTAATAACATCCTGTACTATGGGTGGCGGGTAGTCTGTTTTCGCGAGATCATGGAGTCCATAGCCGACTCAGTTTTTCAGGAATTTGTGGCCGAAATCGAGCGCCGCGACCTTGGGGCCTATTTCAACGTCCTAAAAACCCATATCGAGTGCCCGCGCTCTGGTGGCGTAATCAAGTTCTCAGGCATCAAGGCCAACCAAAAGAGCCTCAATAGCCAAAAGCTAAAGGGTTTCAGCGACTTTGATGCGGCGTGGCTGGAAGAGGCTAACCCCGTTTCTAAAGATAGCTGGAACGCCCTAATCCCAACGATGCGCAAAGCGGGCTCTGAGATATGGGTCAGCTTTAACCCTGAAAACCCGCTTGAAGAGACATACCAGCGGTTTGTGGCTAATCGGATGTACCCGGACTACAAAGACGGCAAGCGGTACTGCATCGTCAAACAGATCAATTTTGCAGATAACCCGAGGTTCCCGCAGGAGCTGCGCGACGACGCGGAATTGATGAAGGCAAGCGACCCGGAACTGTTCCGGCACATCTATGGCGGTGAGCCTGTAGCCAATTCTGACCTATCCATTATCAAACCGATGTGGATTGAGGCTGCAATGGATGCCCATGTAAAGCTAGGCATTAAGCCTACAGGTGGAAAGATCGGCGGGTTTGACGTGGCAGACGAAGGGCCGGACAAAAACGCCTTTGTGTATCGGCATGGCATCGTTTTGGACTATTTGGAAGAGTGGGCAGACAAAGACCCGAACACGGCGGCACGGCACGTTTTCCGGGTTGCGCTTAAGGATGGACTGCAATCGGTGGACTACGACAATATTGGAGTTGGAGCCGGGGCCAAGGGCGCATTGCGTGAAGAGATCGCAAGCCTGACGCACAAAGAACGAAGCGTAGCGCCTGAATTTAACGGGTTTACGGCTAGCGGCGCAGTGAAGTGGCCTGAGTCAAGCTACATGCCGGGGAAAAAGAATCAGGACATGTTTTTAAACATAAAGGCGCAGGCGTGGTGGCTTGTGGCTGACCGTTTTAAGAACACTTACGACGCGATTCAAGGCAAACCATACGACCCTGAGAAGCTGATAAGCCTACGGTCAGACCTGCCGGGTGTGCAGAAACTCGCAGCCGAATTGTCACAGCCGCGCCGCCAGTACCTAAATGGCAAGGTGAAGGTAGAGAGCAAAGACGATATGAAGAAAAGGGGCGTAATGTCCCCGAATTTGGCGGACGCGCTGATAATGTGCTACTTTGCCGAAGGCGGGCCTAGCTTCGATATTGCGGCGCTGCTATAGGGTAAACACCTATGGAAAAAGATTGATGCACAGCGATAATTTAGGTTGAACGCAGAGTCGAACGGTCGCACCAGCGATCCGACTCGGACGCCCGGTTATCGGGCTGGAACAGAAATAGGAGATAAATGATGACAACAGTAAATTTCGTCAGTGAAATGAGTAGCGGCATGAGCATCAGCGTGGGCATGGAAGTCGAGAATGACAACGTGCGGTTTTTCGTCGGCGCGATCAACGACAGTCACAACCTTTGCAGCATTGACAAGACAAAAACGTGGACGGTGAAGACCACGACTGACCCAATGCGCAAGTGCATGGAGCAGGGAAACTACGCAGTCAATGCTGCGTTGCTGCGAGTTGTGCCAGATAACGCTGAAATAAGCTGTGCAAAGCATCCGACTGTTATGTGACTTGACACTCATGCCATACAAAGACAAAGCAAAAAAAGCAACGAATGGGAAAGCCTACTACGCAGCCAACAAAGAGCGTATAGACGCACGAAACGCCGCGTATAGGGACGCGCATCTTGACGAGGAACGGCAGCGACAGCTTGCATGGCGAAGTGAGAACAGAGCCCGAAGCAACGCAATAAAGGCGAAGTACAAGGCCGCAAACCCTGACAAGGTGGTAGCGCAAGCCAAGAAAGAACGCGACAAGCTGACAGACGGGTATGTGAGAAAGAAGATCGCGCAGGTGTACGCAATACCTGCGGCGCAGATACCGGAGCCGCTGGTCGGTGCGCACCGCGAATTATTGAAACTCAAACGGGAGATTTGGAAATGCAGAACTGTGACGAACTAAGGGCAGAACTGGCCTTGACTTTTGCGAAGCTAAAGGCTGGAGAGATTAAGCCTAGCGAAGCCGCCGAACTGGCGAACCTTGCCGGGAAGATGATCGGCAGCGCGAAGGTGCAGGTTGAATACTACGTGTTGCGCAAAGAGTCGCCACGCATCAACTTCTTGGAAGCCACGCCTTGCCTCGATAGGCTAGGGAGCGCGGAATGACCCGCCAATGCTCATCATGTGGCGGTTTCTGCAAGAAGTCTGGGTGCGAACGTGAAAACGTCCCAATCATCACCAGTTCGGACGTGATTGCTGGCCTTCAAATGGCATTGTCGCAAGCCGAAGCCATGATTGAGCGCCAGCAACATGTAATGCAGCGTGCAATGGCCGCATGGGACTGCACGACGCACCAGAAAAACGGCGATGGTCGGCTGTGGCAGTGCATGGAAGAATTAAGGCATGAGTCGAGCAGACCAGCGTAGGTTCAACTTATGCAATGCCAGAAAACGGCGTATTGTTATAATTCCCATAAATCGGCATAAATGGGAAATATATGACAGCACCAACAGGCCGCCCACGCGGTAGACCCCGGCAATCAATCGTTAAAACGGATGGCTACCTGAACGCATTTTCAGGCACCGGGTCTAGCGCAGACCGCACCACGCGCACCCGCAAATCATTCGCCCTCCAAGTAGACCAAATAACAGCAGCCAATATCTACTCTGGTGGTGGATTGGGCCGCCGCATTGTTGACCTACCGGCAATGGAAATGACCCGCGCCGGGGTTGACTTTGAGGAAATGGACGAAAAGCTAGAGGATGCGGTAATTGCCAAGTTTGACGATTTGGCCGTAATGCACCACATGGCCGATGCGCTGCGATGGGCTGATGTATTCGGCGGCTCGATCATCGTTATGGGCATCAATGACGGATTGCAGCTAGACCAGCCGCTGAATGAGTCCGGTATCAAATCGGTTGAGTTCCTGCGGGTTTATGACCGTTACCAAACCAGCGTAAACCGTCGATATGCAGACCCGATGAATCCTGGGTATGGGAATGTGGAACTTTATTTAGTCTCGCCGCACACGGGTGGAGCGCCTTACCTTGTCCACGAATCCCGCATTTTGCGCATTGATGGAGACACACTACCAGATATGCAACGCCAGCAGAATGACGGATGGGGCGCGTCTATCTATCAGGCTTGCCAAGATGAGTTAATGCGCGTTGCCACATCTCACCAGTGGGCAAACAGTCTTTTGGAGCGGGCACAGCAAGCGGTTCACTCGATTCCCGAGCTGGCAAACATCCTGCGCCAAGCTGGTGGAGAGGATAGTATCCGCAAGCGGGTTGACGTAGTGGACATGGTGCGAGGCATCCTGAACACCATCGTAATCGACGGTCAGGAAAGCTACGAGCTAAAAAGCACCAGCTTTTCACAGATCCCCGAGTTAATGGACAGGTTTGCGGAGGCTCTGAGCGCAGTAACTGGTATCCCGATGTACCTGCTTATTGGCCGCTCCCCTGGTGGACTATCGGCTACAGGTGGGGCCAATGAAGAAGCATGGCTGGCAAAGATCGGGGCCAAGCAAAACGACAAGATGCGCAGCCCTCTAAATCGGTTTGTGCAGATTCTGCTTTTGAGCATGACAGGCGACACTGGCGGCGATTGGGAGCTATGCTTTAACCCGCTCAAGGTGCCTAGCGAGAAAGAGAAGGCCGAAGTTGAAAAGCTGGAAGCCGAAACTAAAAAGGTTGAGGCAGATACAGCCGTTGCCCTTATCGGAATTGGGGCACTAGACCCCCGCGAAGTCCGGGCAAAGATTGCGGAACAGTACGAAATCACTAATCCGAACGTGTTGCCTGATCCACCAGAACCAGACGATGAGGCTATCCTGAATGGCAACGTCCAAGCGTAAGTGGCTCCACCCTGACACGCAGGAGCGCGAGTATCAGCGGGCTTTGCTGGCCTATGAAAAAGGCTATTCAAGCGAGACTGAGGCGCAGCTAAAGAAACTTGCAATGAAGCTGGACGGGTTCAATGAAGACCTGAATAACATCCTGCTATATCTCGCAGCCTTTGCCGATGCTTTGGCTCAGCCGGTTATCGCAAGCCTGCCAGGTAGGTTTCTGGCTGTGTCTACGTTCAATAAAAAGCAGTGGGTTTTGCAGGTAAAAGCCGCAACAGGCGTAGACCTAAATCAACCAAATATCCCCGACTTCCAAAAGAAGTTCGGTCTAGGCGTGAACGTGTGGCAGTCAGAGCCGTGGCTTATTCCGATGCGGGATAACTGGGTGGCCGCAAACGTTTCATTAGTGAAAAATATGCCTCAGCAGTATCTGACACAAGTTGAAGCTGCTGTTCGTGCAGGGGTTGCGCAGGGTGTTGGCGTGCGCGGGCTTGCGCAGCAACTCGAGAAAATTCAGGGCATTGATGCGCGTCGAGCCAAATTGATAGCAACGGACCAAATAGGGAAGGCGAATGCAGCCCTGACTCAGCATCGGCAGCAAGATTTGGGGATTGAGACTTACGAGTGGTCATCGTCCAACGACTCCAGAGTTAGGCCCACGCATGCGGAGGCAGAGGGAAAGATATTCCGATGGGATAAGCCGCCACAGTCTACGGGTGGGCACCCGGGCCAAGCAGTAAGATGCCGCTGTTCAGCGCTCGGAATCTTCCCAGATTAGCTATTTATTGATAGCCACCAAGAATGGAATTCCTTTGGTTTGTACCATCGGTTTGAAGTCGTATTTTTACCTACCTGCCTAAAAACAGGTTCAGGCCCATTCTTGTCACGAATCAACCCGCCAAGTACGCCGCGAGACAAATTGTATTTATCGCACAATTCAAAGAATGAAATTAAAGGTTCTCGCGGACCAGAGTTCTTAACGCGCAATATCTCTTTGGTTGTATTTAGCTCTAGCTTTTTCATTTCTCGCGCTCCAAAAGCATAGCATCGGCAAATTCAAACGCCGACTCTGTAATGTCTTTAACCCATTCCGCGCCAGAGTTATGCAATGCTGCATCGCCCATCTCTCGATTTGAAAGAAGCCCCTGCATTGCAGCAATAGCTATTGCATCGCGCAGTGTCATTCCGCCTTCGCCGTGGTTTATTTCTCCATTTGGGTAGGTATACGCAGGGAATGGATAAGCTGGCCCGCCTGTGGGTTTGTTGGTCATTTTTGGCACTCCTTTATTGATTAACTGCATTATTAGCGCACTACAAACACAGCACAATAAGGGTTTCCACTAGTTGACATTGACAGCGTAAATCATGCCGTTTTGACGATAGTTTTTTACTATGTATAATTCGCCGCATGAACGTACAGCGTTATGACTACGTAGAACTGCAAGCCCGGATTGATGCCGATGGGTTTTTGCACGATACCCCTATTGTGGGCCGTGTAGGGATTCAGGAGTACCGCCGCGCCGATGGGTCTATCCAGCGTGAGTTGCGCTTGCCAGAGGAAGTATTCCACCCTGACGCACTGGCAAGTGCCAAGGGCAAACCAATTAGCGTAGACCATGCTGACGGCAAGGTAACGAAGAAAAACGCGCACCGGGTCACGATTGGCACGATGTTGGACGCGCTGAAACAGGATGGCGATAACGTCCGGGCCGATATTGTTATCCATAGCCCCGATTCGATTGGTGATCGCCGCCAGTTGTCGCTGGGGTACACCGCAAAGCTGGACGAAACCCCCGGAGATCATCCTGTTTATGGCCGTTACGACTCTATCCAGCGTGACATTACCGTCAACCATTTATCAGTTGTCAAAAGCGCAAGAGCTGGCCCAGTAGCCCGCCTGAACCTCGATGGCAACGAAGATTTTTCAACCCCGCAGGAGCATGCACCCATGACCGTCAAAGTCAAACTAGACAGCGGTATTGAGTACGACGCAGTGCCGGAAGTGGCCGCAGAGCTTGCAAAGCTCCGTGCGGACGCTGCCAACACAGCCGACCAACTCAAGACCATTCCACAATTGCAAGCCAAGGTAGACGCTCTCGAAGCTGAAACCAAAGACCTGCCCGCCAAGCTGGAAGCCGCCCGCGCTGAAGGTAAAGCACAAGCCGAAACCCGCGCAAAGCTGGATTCTGTGGCTACTGGTTTCAAAATCGACACTGCTGGCAAGTCTGACCGTGAAGTGAAAGAGGCTGTGATTCTGGCAGTGCGTAAAGACGCGAAGCTGGAAGGAAAAACCGCTGAATACATCGACGCTGCCTTTGATTTGGCCGTTGAATTCAAGGGCGATGTGGCTATGGCTAACCAGCGCCAAGCAGCCAAGCACAATGATGGCGGCGCAGCTAAGGGCGAAACGTCCGATTCCAAGCGCGCGGCCATGATCGCAAACATGACTAAAAAGGTGTAACCATGAGCCAAACATCCGTTTCTCTGTATCAAGCCGCTGCCTTCAAGGGCATGTTGGCTGACCTTACCACTAACAACGCTGTTATGTCGTATGCAGCCGAAGCCGCTGTGCCTTTCTCGATCCCGGTGATGCTGGGTACAGACAAGGAAAAAGAGGTTTTGACCGCAACCACAGCCGCCGCCGCGATTGGTTTCGCTCTGGCATCTCACGCCGTTGAGCAGTCTAGCGCAGGCGTTGCACAGTGGGGCGCAACCGATACCGTTCCCGTCCTGAAAACGGGCCGCGTGTGGGTTGAAACCACTGACGCTGTGGTGGCTGGGTCTGTAGCCAATATGACCGTTGCAACTGGCAAGCTGACAGACGCTGCCGTAGCTGCTGGCATTGAAGCCTTCACCCAGTTTTCCGCACGTTTCATCACAAGCACCTCGGGCGCAGGCCTGGCAATCGTGGAGATCAAATAATGACTACTGAAAACATGCACTTCGACCAACAAGATGCGGATTATTACAAGTCCGTAACCCGTTGCGACGCGAACGAGTCCATCTTTTTCGCCCGTCAATTGGAACACGTTAAGTCTCAGACTTACGACATCAAGTACCCGAACCTTTCGGCCTTAAACCTGTTCCCTATTGACACCTCCGCAGGCCCTGGCGCTAAGACGATCACGTACCGCCAGTACGATACCGTGGGCATGGCGAAAGTGATCGCAAATTATTCCTCAGATTTGCCCCGCGCTGACGTTGTTGCCAAAGAGTTCACCAGTAACATCCGTGGTATTGGTGATTCGTATGGCTACGATGTTCAAGAGATCCGCTACGCAAGCATGACTGGGACTTCCTTGGAGTCTCGCAAGGCATCCGCAGCCCGCCGCGCCCATGATCAAAAGATCAACGCGCTGGCATGGGCTGGTGATGCTGACCACGGCCTGCCCGGTTTTCTGACCAATGCAAATATCCCCGGCTACACCGTGACTGCTGATGGTGCTGGTGGCGGTGGGTCTAGCAAGTTGTTTGCCAACAAAACAGCCGACCAGATCATCCGCGATGTGAACGGCATCATCAACCAAGTGCTTACCCAGTCCAAGGGTGTGCATTCGGCTAATGAAGTATGGATGCCCATTGCTCAATACGCTTATATCAGCTCGTTGCCTCGCAGCACCGGCTCTGATCAAACCGTGTTGCAATTCCTGCAAGCCAACAACCCCGGCGTGACTTTCAAGCGCGTTTTGGAGTTGGACAACGCTATGTCGTCCGGCACGTTGGATACCATGGTTGCGATTGAAAACAGCATCGAGAATATTCAACTGAATATCCCCATGCCTTTCATGCAGCACGCGCCACAGCAAAAGGGACTGGCGTTTGAAGTCCCTTGTGAGTCGCGCTTTGGTGGAGTTACTATAACTTTCCCGCTTGCGGTTGCGCTGGCCGATTCGATTTAATCGCAAAAACGCAAAAAAAGGGGGCTTCGGCTCCCTTTTTTCATGGCCGCGCTATATTTCGCAATAGGTATAAACCCTAGTACAATTCATCATCACTTTCAGGAGCCTAAATGCAAGTCGAAAACACATCCCTGCGCCTGTGGACAGTCCGCGACATTACGTGTATCCCGGGTCAAAAGACAGAAATCCCCGATGAATACGCCGCTGATATCGTTGGCCACCAAGATTTGAAAGTGGTCAAGGCCAAAGATGAGCCAGAAAAAGCAAAACCAGGACGGCCTGCGAAAAACAAAGAATCCGAGGAGTAATCCATGCAAGCCAAATCAACCTCCGGGGATGTGGACATTTACGCATTGGGCAGCTCGCGCACGGGCACGGCCTACGATAGCGCAGTAGCCACAAACACCAGCAACACCAGCGCGATTACAGGAACTTTCCGGGCCATTACTATCATCAACGATGCTGTATTCTCATTGTTGACAGACACGGGCTCCACTGGTGCATTAACTGGCCTGACAATTCCAGCTGGTGTTACGTTGTTTGGCAATTTCACAGCTTACACCCTGACTAGCGGCGCTGTGCGGGCATATTCGGCATGATTCTCGCGCCTGTGTTATCGATATTGGCGCAGTCTATGCGGGTTGGTGGAACTGAGCCCACAGAACGCTTCTTCCTGAACCTGTCCAACTTCACAGGCGGCGGCTCGATAACCAAGGCTCAAGGCGTCTGCACCATCGAGCAAGTTGGTGTGCTTAACCCGGTCATCAACGTCAACCGCTCGTCAGGTGTAGCTCCCTTGTCAGTGGTGTTCGATGCTATCAATACGCAGGCGCTGCCATCTCTTGCTGGTGATACATTCCACGAAGTTCGCTACGGCTGGGACTTTGGCGACAACAAGGGCGTGTTCTGGGAGTACGGCACGAAGCCGGGTGTTGCCAACAAGAACGTTGCGTATGGACCTGTGGCTGCTCACGTGTTTGAGACGCCCGGAACGCATACGGTTACATGCTGGGCGTGGGCAATAGATGTTGCCACGGGGCAGCTTTACACAAAATCAACAACACACACGGTCACAGTAGACGACCCTGACGTTGTGTTTGCAGGTGCCAACACTATTTGCGTGGCGAATGGAACATTGCCGGTGGCGGGTGTAGATGGTGTGCCCGCTGGTGCCACTTGCGTTAATGAACCCGTATGGGCAAACGTAGTTGCCTTGATGGGTAGCGGCAAGCGCGTTCTCTGCAAACACGATGATGTGTGGGCATCGACTACGCAGGGTGTTGTACCAACTGGCACCACCTCCATCATCGGCATGTACGGTGTTGGTGCGAAGCCAAAGATCACATCTTCCAGCAATGTGCGCGGTGTGTATCTCGCCGCTGGCCGCAACGACTACCGTGTAATGGACTTGCGGTTTGAGTACATAGAGACAGGTGGCTCGTTAGCAGATAATCAATACAAAATCCCAATTGATACTGTAAGTGCTCAATATGCCACTATCTTACGATGTGAGGGACTTGGTTTTTATTCCTCTGTTCAGGCGCAGCTATCTGATGACATTATGGTTGTGGACTGTGACTTTGAGCAGACATTCTTGAACTACGGTAACATGAACTCGTTTTACTACCTAAGTCATAGGGTGGCATTACTAGGAAACAGGTTTGAGAGGTCATACTCAACACATACGGTTCGGATATCGGGAACAAGCCGATGTGTGGTTAGTAATAACTACATGGCGAACCCCGGCCCAACACGTCACGTGTTCACAATCCGTGGGTGGGAGGCAACGTCGCCAATTACCCAGTATTCAGTGGTTAGTGATAACGTGATGCACGGTGGCACCGTTGGCGGCTACGCTTTGTACTGCGGCCCGGTTAATCTAGCTACGAACGAGTTGGTGGAAGATCTAATCTATGAACGGAACTATCTAACTTCGCAGTCGCCCGCGTACACGGTTGTATTAGCTGTGCATCAAGGCATGACGTTCCGATCAAACATCGTACTAAGTCGGCATGAGTGCGGACTGTGTGTGGTGGGAGAGGCATCTGCAGCTTCTGCACCACCTATTGATACTTCGGTTTATGGGAATACCTTCTACAAAGACAGTATAGCTACAACGGCATACTACTCAACCTTCGTTATATCTGGTACAACGGTTAGTGGAGTTAAGTTTGGAAATAATCTTTCTTACGCCCCGAACTGTACACATGATGCAGGAGGAGGAGGTAGTCAGGCGTCTATGGTTTATCTATCGTTAGGTGCAGTATCAGGTAACTATAGCTTCATAGGCACAGATACGGATGATACACAGCTTAATACTGTTAGACCTTGGGCAGCAACAACGCCGGTTGTATATGCGGACTACACACCAACAGGTTATGCACTTAACAGTGGAACTGCCCTACCAACCAGTTCAGATTTCTTCAATAACTTAATCACAGACCCACGTAACATAGGGGCGATTCAATAATGGCTACACTACGTATAGGCGATAATCCCGGCGCTGGGACCGTTGGAGGAATTCTTGACGCTGAAATTGCACAACAATATCCAACATCTCCACAAGGTACAACAGTTACAACCTACCTAAAGGCTAATACTGCTGGCCAAATTAGTCGGTTCCTCATGCAGTTGGACTTAACACCATTTGCTGGACAGATGGTGGTTGTGAGTAGTGCGTCAGTAAGCATATTAAATGCTGACGCAATGGCATCAACTCGGACGGTTGAACTACGAGAGCTAATTACAACTTTCACGGAGACCCAAGCTACGTGGAATGTCCGTGCAACGGCCACAAACTGGAATGTGGCTGGTGCCTTAACCGGCACAGATGCTGGCACAACTGTTCTTGGTACTGGAATCATGCCAACCACAAGTTCTACCCGCTTTACCGTATCAGGGGCTGGATTTGCAACATGGCTGCAGGGGAAGATAAACGCAGGGGCAACTAGCTGTAATTTTATCTTATCTGTTATCAATGACACTACAGTATTTGACGCATTAAACCGTAGAATAGCTACTCGAAATAATACTACAGCATCAAATCGTCCTTGGTGTGATATTGACTATACGGTGGCTACACCACCAAATATCTCAGTTGATGATATCAGTGTGAATAATTTATCAGGAACTGCAACCTTCACGGTAAGCTTAAGTACGCCGTTCGCGTTACCAGTGTCTGTAGATTATGCAACCGCAGACGACACGGCTACCGCTGGAGATGACTACACTGCTACGTCCGGGACACTGACGTTTGCTCCTGGTGAGTCGGTGAAGACAGTTACGGAAAGTATAATTCCTTGATATGTCCACATCACTAGAGTACTTCCGCTTAGTAGCCACTGAGTTTGCATCGGCATCGGATGCAGTTGTGAACCAATGGATCACGATTTCTGGGATGTTCGTGCCAACTGGTTGCCTAGACGCTGAAAAATACGCAATGGCTACGGCGCTCTATGCTGCGCACCTGATTAAGCAATCGACTGTTTCCGCATCTGGTGGCGCTGTTGGTCCTGTCACGATGGAAAAAGAGGGCGACCTAGCGCGAAGCTACGGCACGACTAAGGGTGATGATTCAGTGCTGGGGTCTACTCCCTACGGGTTGCAGTACATGCAGGTTACAGCGGCTTGCTATGGTGGTGCGATTATGACTAGGTACGGTATCAGTGGCACGATTCGTTAAAGACACCGATCTAGGGCTAAAGCATTTCGTGCGTGAGATGCAAGCCGCTGACCGCGCTTTTGTTACCGTTGGCATTCACCAAGGCCAGAAAAACATGGACGGCGTTGACATTGCGGAATACGGCACGTTTAACGAATACGGTACAGAAACCATACCTTCGCGCCCGTTTATGCGGGCATCATTCGATGAGAACGTGGCAGCTATTCAAAAAGATATGGCCCGTGCTGTTAATTCGGCTCGGGCTGGTGGATCGGTTGTTGCGGGGTTGTCGCTTGTCGGTGAAAAACACCAGCAGAGAATCCAGCGCACAATCAAAGGCCGTGACTTTTTGCCAAAACTTGCACAGTCCACGATTGACGCAAAAAAGGGCAGCACTAAAACCCTGATTGATAGCGGGGCTATGGTCAATTCGATACGTTACGTGGTGCATAAATGAGCAGCTTTCGCAAACCATACACAGTGAACCGCACGGCTCCCGGCTCTTACGTTGCCGGTAATTGGGTAGCAGGCGCAGCGTCAACCGTCTCCATTATGGCGACAATCCAGCCCGTGAGCGATCAAGATTTAAAGGCACTTCCAGAGGGCACACGCTCTAGTGATGTGGTGAAAATCTACACGGATACGGTTTTGTACACTGTAGAGGATCAAGGCACAAACCAACAACCTGACCGTATTACATGGTTTGGGCATGTGTACGAGATAACATCCAAATCGGTCCGGCAAATGGGCGTTATCAACCATTACAGATTTTGGGCCACTAAGGTGCCCGTGGCATAAGGAAAAAAATGGCTTCCACAATCGACATCACAAAACCAATTACAGGCGCACCGACAACCCAGAGCGTGCGGGATAACTTCGCAGCCGCGCATACTGAAATTGAAGCACTACAGCAACAGATTGGATATGCCGATTACAACGACTATGCCACTCAGTTATCCCCAATCAGCGTAACAGCAGCTACGTGGACAAAACTAACGAATGACACGCTAGGGCCTCAAACTCGGATAAAGCTGCCGAGCGACGTTACCGCAGTTTGGGATTCTGTTGCGAATCAGTGCGATTTTTCAGAGTTGCCGATTGACACTATGGTAAACCTGCGTGCTGATTTGACGGTCGCAACGACTGGCGCAAACCATACTATTTCACTCCGCGCTGATATGGCTATCGGTGGTGTAGGCCCGTACACAATTGAGCTTGGTGAGCAAACATTCAAATCATCCGGCGACCATAAATTGATTCAGAATCTGCCGTTTTATATTGGTTCAGCAGATATGAGAAACCATCCGGCAGAGCTTAAGGTTTATGCGTCGAATAACTGCACAGTCAAGGTTCACGGTTGGTATTTTGAAGTCACAAAGAATCTGACTGTATGACGCTCCGCACCGATCTATTCGCGCTGTTTGACCCGTTGATTACTGAAACGTTAATCTGGGCTGACGGCAACGCGCCCCGCCCTGCCCTGACCTATGTGACCATGAAAGTAATGGGAATCCGCAGGGTTAATGGTGACTGGCGCAGCGAATCTATCAGCTCCAATGGCCTGCAAACAGTCAAGGGTGATCGAGAGTTCACGCTAAACATTCAGCGTTTCGGTACTGAAAGCGTGGAGGCATTAAGCACGCTGGCCGACAAACTGCGCCTGACCACAAACATCGAGAAATTCAACACCGCAAAGCTGCCGATTGTTGATGCTGAGGATGTCGTAGACGTTGCCGCCCTTTTGGACAAAGCCCAGATAGAGCCACGCGCAAGCCTTGATGTATTCATGCGCATGAAATCGACTCTCACTGATAACGTGGGCTATATCGACACAGTTGAAGTTGAAACCACAATGACGAAACCAGACGGGTCAACACTGCCTATAGAAACCGTGATTATTACGGTTTGACCTCAAACGCAACCCGGTAAAACTCCACGTTTGGCGGCGTGGGGAAGTTGTTAGTCCTGCCAGTGTCTACGTAAATGGCGAATGATTCACACGCAAGCCCTAAGGCGCAGGCGCTTTTCCACTGGCACTTATATTTGTCACACGGGTTGCGTGGCATTTTGTCTAACACATTCAGCAAGTCCATGGGCCGCGCCTTTGATAAATTTTGCCTATGATATACAATCCGGCTATCAATTCCAACTATTGAGGATGCCCGAACATGGCCACACTCGCAGATATCGTAAACGTCCAAATTTCACTTAATACCCCGGGCGTTGCGTATGCGACTTTCGGCACCGCGCTTATTGCCTGCCCCCATGCCTCGTTTTCCGAGCTGGTACGCACTTACAAGCGCGGCGAGTATGACGAGGATAATCTCCCTGCCATTTTGGTCACTGCTTTGGATGACCATTTCGCACAAACCCCATGCCCCCGTGAAGTAAAAGTGGGCCGATTGTCGATTGACAAGGTAGTTATCCAGCCTTCCAGCATTGTAAATTCTGCGGTTTACAGTCTCAAGGTAGACGGTCAACTGGCGACCTATACCGCAGACGGTACGGCGCTGGCAACTGAAATCGCCACGGGCGTGGCTGGTGCTATCACTGCGCTTGCTATTTCCGGTGTAACTGCCACGGCAGTGGGCTCCACCGTTGAAATCACCTACGCAAGCGCAATCAAGCCGCTGACCGAGTTCACCCGCTTGGAATTCGGCACGATTACCCCGACTGCCGCCGCGTTGGCCGCTGATCTATCTGCAATTGATGCATCTGACGCGGCATGGTACGTGTTGCACCTGACCGAGCGCACACCCGCTCGCGTGTTGGCAGCAGCCGGATGGACCGAAGCACGGACCAAGATTTTCGGCACTGCCCTTGCCGAAGCTGACATCCTGAATGCTGGGCTGACCACCGACACAATCAGCGTGCTGGGTGACACCCAATACTTTCGGACATTTTCTGCCTACCATGCAGCCGCTGCTACCGAGTTTGCAGACGTAGCATGGTCTAGCCGTGTACTCCCAATTCAACCAGGCGGCGAGACTTGGGCGCTTAAGCGTTTGGCATCCGTCACACCTGACAACCTGACCAGCACCCAGAAAAACACGGTAGTGACCAAGGGCGGCAATACT